AATGCTTCAATGTATTTTCATCAACATTGAATCTTGCTATACGGATTCCAGAGATAGGCATGAACTCCTCTTCTTCAAACTGAAGGTCATTCTTGGTCAATACTCTACATGTGATGGCAGCTTTTTCGGGTGTTTCACGATCTATGGAATGATTTTTCATATTTCGAATTTAATCAATGCCTGAGTTAAAGCCCAATAGCCAACCCACAAAAGAGTTAGCGATATTCCAACGGTTCGTTGTCCAAAGCCATTACATCAAACAACTGAACCTATGGTTGGATGAGCTTGCATGGGAGAACGAGAAGAAAGAGACCATCATTGAAATGCGCGAGAATGAAATCCAAGCGCTTAAAGCCGAACTGGAATTGTTGAGCGCCCAAAAGGAAAGAACAGAGATTCAATTCAAGGAATACGTACACAAGGTTAAAGAAAGCCGAAAGGGCGTTTCTAGGGAACAAAAAGAAATTGAGGTCGGACTTAGAAGAGAAATCGATTCCCTAAAGATGCGGCTCAAAACAAGCCATAGATTGAATGAATTGTTGGTTAAGCAAGGTAAGGCCCGATAGCCCATATCAGAAGCCCATGAATTTGTTGGCCTCTAACTCAGCCTCGGCTTCTGTCTTAAACACCATAATCTTATAGTCTTTGTCAGTAACAGGAAGACCGACAACTGGTTTGCCATCGCTGTTAAAGAGGGTCCAGTAGGCCGTTATTCCATCGCGGATTATTCTATTCAGCCTCTTAGGAATGAGTTCTTTAGAGTCTGAAACGTCCAAGCAATAGGTAAGCCGTCGTCCGTGATAGTCTTCAATCGTTTCATACAGGGGTATTGGTTTGTGGGGTTAAACGAATGTAATCAATTCTGTTGTGTTCCTAGGGTGTGACCGGTAGTGCAAATGAAAAGGTACTCCTGACGCTTTTTTTGATTGGCGCAATTCGATGCGAACAGCGAAAAATTTACTGTACAGCCTCTTTTCAACGTTTGTAGACAATCCTGTGACTTCACTATGAGAATTTGTCTACAATTTTCAATCTGTAGACATTTCGGGCATGGGAAGGCACACAAGGGCAGAATTTCAGAAGATAACTGGGTTGAGCAGGGGCAACCTGTTCAATTACATCAAGCGCGGAAAAATCATTGAAGAAAACGGGCTGATTGATGATAAAAATCCTGTTAATCTGTTCTTTTTGGAACGAAAAGGAGTGGTTTTAGAAGAAATCCCACAAGAAAAAACGACTACTCCGAGGCCCAAAAATCAATCCGACGAGTCTAAAGTAGAGCCTTACGATGATGATGACGTTGACAGCCAAGGAGATCAGACATTGACCGGCTTGAACAAAACCAGAATCAAAGTCGACATTGCCAAGAAAAGAAAGGAAACAGAACTCCTAAAGCTCCGAGAGCAGAAAATCAAAGGTGAGATTGTACCCGTTGCTGACGTCTCAGTACTATTCAGTAACCATACTCAGTCAATCTTCTCGGCTTTAAAAGATTGGGGCGATGAGCTGATCATAGAAATAGCTGAGGAGGCGCGGCTCAGCGGTGAACAATTGGCCAGGCGAAGAAAGCGAATGATTGAGCGGCTCAACAATGCTGTCGATCGGGCAAACCTGATGACAAAGAAGAGCATGGGAATCATAACGGACAATTTCTCCATTTCAAAGGGAGTAGGCGAGCATGAGTGAGTACCTTCCACAGTTTGAAAAAATAATTGACGAATCATCCAAAGTAAAGTTCTCGTCTATCATGCCTTCCGATTGGGCGGAACAAAACATAGTCATGCCCCAGCCATTTGCAGGTGCGTTGAGGTATGAAAAGACGCCGTACACCCGTGAAATCATCGATCGATTTTCGCCAAACGATCCAGCGCGCGAGATTGCTTTGATGGGTGCTGCTCAGTTTGGAAAGACAGCGTCTGTAATAGTTCCGGTAATTGGTTACGTCATTGCAAATTGCCCGGGCAATATCATAGCAACCGTTGGCCATGACGGATTGCTCGAGGAGTTTATGGACAAAGTAGATTACATGCTCGACAACTCTGGTTTGCGAAAACATATCAGGCCATCGGCAATGCGAAAGAAAAACCAGAAGACGGGAGACACCAACACGATCAAGCAATTCCACAATGGTTATTTGAAAGTATCCGCAGCAAGCAACCCTAAGATATGGCGACAGTCTGATTACAAGTTTGGATTGGTAGATGACTATGAGGCGGTGAAAGGTGCGTCGAAGGTGGCCGGTAACCAAAGGGATCTCATCCAGAAAAGGTTCACTGCATACTCACGTACTAAAAAAATTCTCTATTGCTCTTCGCCTGAACTGAAAAACAATTCAAACATTTTGGAAGTGTACTCGATGGGCGATCAGAGAAAATACCTGGTCCCGTGTCCATGTTGCGGAGAATTCATCGAATTGAAATGGAGCGTTGAAGTCAAGGACGGCATTCATGGCGGCATCACATGGAAAACAAATGAAGACGGAAGTTTGATTCCCGAAAGTGTCGGGTATACCTGTCAGATGTGCGGAGATTTTTTCACCGACCAAAACAAATCCGAGTTTGTGAGCAAAGGTTTTTGGCAACCAACAGCCAAACCGCATCGACCGGATTTTCTCTCCTATCACATGAATGCTCTCTACTCACCGCATGGGATGGATTCATGGACGGACTACGTTTACAAGTGGTTGGAGATTTACAAGGACGGAAAGCGTAATGAAAAAAAATACCAGACGTTTTTGAATTTGAACTTGGGCGAGCCGTATGAAGAAACAGGTGAAAGCCCAGAGGCAAATCAACTGCAGAGGAACATCCGTCCGTATGAGATCGGCATCATCCCCGAAAGACTTTCGCAGAAAGACGGCAACGGTAAAATTGTTATGCTCACTTGCGCATGCGACTTGAACGGAAAAGAAGATGATGCACGATTAGACTATGAGGTTGTTGCATGGAGTGAGACAGGATCCAGTTATTCAGTTGTTCACGGAAGCATCGGTACTTTTATTTTTGGGGAAGGCAAACTGAAAGAGAAGGTCGACCGTGAACATTGGAGCTATACCTTCACGCATCCAAAAAGCGTTTGGCTGGAGCTCGATAAAATCCTGAATCAATCTTTTCCTGTGGATGACGGGGAACGGAAAATGAAAATCCTTTTCACCGGTATCGACTGTGGCCATTATACAAACCACGCTTATACATTCATCGACAATAAAAATAACCCGTTGATTATAGGAGTCCGCGGAGACAAGGAAAACACACTGCGAAAGTTCGGGGTGGATACAGCCAAGTTCAAACCATCAAAAGAACGTCCAAACCTTTACCTGGTTGATGTTAACATGGTAAAGGATGAGCTTAGTCATTTGATGCAACTCGAATGGAAGGACGGATATTTCGACATGCAGCCTCCAAACTTCATGAACTACCCCACCCCATCAAACGGCCTATACCTGTTCAAAAATTTCTTTGAACACTACGAAGCGGAGCATAAGATACCATACGTGAAGAACGGAGTGGAATCTGGCTTCATCTGGCAAAAGAAATCTTCCTCCCATCAGAATCACTTCTGGGATATTCGGGTTTACAATCTCACCTTAAAAGATATTCTAGCCTTCGTGATCGGAAAGGAAATGAAAAAGCGTGATCTGAGTTGGGCTGAATTGGTCGATATTATGCTGGAGAGATAACGCCTCCATTCACCTATACTTTTTAGCATCCAAATTGGATGCTTTTTTTTCGTCCCCTTTTCATCATTGTTCTATTTGTTCGTCAACAAGAAGAACCAACAAAAAGAATCATGGCGAATACCGCAGTAGGATTGGAAAGAGTTTCCAGAACAGTAGGTTACGAAATCGACAAAGGAAATTTTGAAGAAAGCTCACCCAATCTTCCGCAAATGATCGCGGTCCTCGGTGAGGCTAATGACGCAAACCAAGCTACACTGGACCTTACCCCGTATACTTTTAATTCATTGAAAGAAGTTGCCAATCGTTATGGCTACGGTTCGCCGTTGTACAATACGATGCGCATTTTAAAACCTTTGCAAGGTGATGGCGTTGGAGGAATCCCTGTAGTGATTTATCCGCAAGCCAAAGCAGGCGGAGCAGCTGCAAAAGTTCTTTCAATTACCCCCACGGGAGTTGCCACGGGCAACGGAACGCACAAGGTTGTAGTATCTGGTCGGTACGGAATTGATGGAGTCAGCTATGATGTTAACATAGTGACTGGCGACAATGCCGCGGCCATAATGACTAAAATCATTTCCGCCATTAACAACGTGCTAGGCTGTCCCGTTATCGCAACTCAGGGCGCAGGGTTGGTGACATGCACGGCCAAGTGGAGCGGACTGACCTCCAATGACATCCAGATTTCCATCGACAACCGCGGCAATAGCTTAGGTATCACCTATGCAGTGGCGCAAGTAACGGCAGGTAGTGGAACACCAAGCGTTGCCGCTGCTCTTGAGTTATTCGGGAGCCAATGGGTAACGATTGTCCTTAATACTTACGGACTTGTTGACTCGGTGATGGCAGCGTTGGAAAATTTCAACGGAATTCCTGTTCCTGGCGCTCCGACCGGTAGATACACAGGCATCATTATGAAACCGTTCATTGCGATCAGTGGATCGGTCGCCGACAATGATACTGCAATCACCGATGCTCGTCCAGACAATGTAACGATTGCTGTCGCACCCGCACCATTAAGTGCAGGTCTTCCATTCGAGGCGGCAGCTAACATGACTTTGCTTTTTGCTGTCAAGGAGCAAAACACACCTGAACTGGATGTTGCTGGAATGGCCTATCCAGACATGCCAACACCTTCAAACATCGGAACTATGGCATCTTACGATAGCCGTGACCAGTATGTGAAGAAGGGTAATTCAACTGTTGACCTTGTTGCTGGCCGTTATGTAGTACAGGATTTCGTGACGACTTATCACCCACAGGGCGAAGAACCTCCGCAATTCAGTTATTGCCGAAACCTGATGCTTGATTTCAATGCGCGCTTCGTGCTTTACTTTTTGGAACAAATCCACGTGGTAGATCACGTAATCGCGAACGACACCGATGTCGTAACAGCTGCTAAAGTGGTTAAGCCCAAGCAATGGAAAGCCGTTCTCGACAGTATGATCGATGACCTGGTTAGCCGTGGATGGTTTGTTGATCCCGATTTCTCGAAGGCATCAATCAAGGTGAGCATCAGCACAACTAATCCGAACCGCATTGATACATTCTACAGGTACAAGAGAAGCGGCGTTGCTCGTATTTCTTCTACGACGGTGGAAGCTGGATTCAATTTTGGAACACTTAACTAAAAATAAGAAAACATGGCAGTAGGCGGCGATATACTTGAGATCACTTGCAATCACCCGACACTCGGATCAAAAACATTTTCCGCAAAGTCAGGAGAAGGCAACACATACGATACCGGCGGGTTCAGAACCGATGATGATGCTAACGGGATCACGGGAAACGGCAAACCGATCTGGAAAATGAATCGCAAGATGGGGATGTTTTCGGCCACAGTTGAGAACGACATGAACCTAGGCAAGGAAGCTGAATTTATCTCGGCACTGGCCAGCGATCCGAATCCAGCGGATTGGACATTTTCTGTCGTGAATGGAGCGGTTTACAAAGGGACCGGTAAACCCGTTGGCGATTCACAGCCGAACATCAACGATGCGACAGTGGTCTTGAAAGTAGCGGCTCCTCAATTCAAACAAATTTCTTAATCATGGCAGTATCATTGGAAGTAGCAAGCGCGGAAGTGTCGAAATGGCTCGACTCGAAAAAAATTTCGCAAGCTAAAAGGGAGAACAAGCTCGCAGGGAACATTGAGATTTTGACCAACGCGATTGCCGATGGCTCGTTGGTCATGAATCCTGATGATTTCACTTTTGAGCAGACTTTGAAGTTCCCTCTTCAAGCAGACGGACAACCGGAAGTGCCAAAACTGAAATTCAAAAACAGGCTGAAGGTTGGATCGATACAAAACGGAATGGCCGGCAACAGGCCTGGCGATATGATCGCGAACGTAAACACCGTCATAGCGGCCCTTGTGTCACTGCCTAAAGAGCTAGTGAAATTGTTGGATACCGAGGACTATGAAGTAGCGAGTAACATTGCGTTTTTTTTTATGATCTAAATCTCATCAACTGGGTTTCCAACGAGAACCCTTTTGAGGAAAACTTTAAAACCCTGATAGTTTCGGTTTACCGCGAACATCATTGGTCGCCTGAAATTGTGGGCGACCTTTTTTTTGATGATGAGGACTACAGGGGAATAAGGTTTATCTACAACGACATCGTAGAGCACGAAAAGGAAGTCAGAGACAGTATAAAAAAGAAATGAGCGTTTTCACCATACCCACGATATTCACTGCATCCGACAAAATAAGCGGAGTGCTCGGCAGCATGGGAAACAGTGTGAGCACGTTTGCCCAAAAAGCCAACGGGACTGTTCTGCGCAGCGAGAAGCTTTTCAACAGACTGACACCCACCATATCGGACGCAGGTAGACAGCTCATCGGGTTTGGTGCCGCTGGCGCTATCGCTACGGGTGCAGCATTTTCGGGAAAAGCTATAATGGATTACGAAGATTCTGTTCAATCGTTTAGAACGATCGTCTCAGATTTGAACGATACCCAATTTTCTGCCTATGAAAGGAAGATCGGGGAAGTAGCCAAGCTGACAAAAAAATCATCCATCGACGTTGCGAAAGGATTTGAGATGATCGCTGGACTGAATGCCGACTTCGCAAAAACACCTGAAGCGATTGGTAAGGTAACAGCTGCAGCAATCACCCTTTCAAAGGCCTCTAAGGACGAGCTCGGAAAATCGGCATCAAATCTTACCGGTATACTCAACCAATTCTCGCTCAGCGCGAACGAAGCAGATCGGGTCATCAACGTATTGGCCGCAGGTCAGGCCGTGGGCGCATCATCCATCACACAAACCGCGGATGCGTTCACGGTTTTTGGAGCTGTTGCAAAATCGGCCGGCCTCAGTGTTGAGCAGAGCACAGCACTAGTCGAAGTGTTGGCATCAAAACAAATACAGGGCGCCGAGGCTGGAACAGCCTTGCGCGGAACGTTGCTCGCCTTGCAGAAAGCAGGTGTAGGTTACAAGAGCGGAGTTTTCAACATGCGTGACGCCATCGTGGAAGTCAATCAAAAACTGGCCAAGAAGAAAACCGCGATGGAAAAAGATGCATACATGACCGATGTGTTCGGGGTAATCAACCGTACAACAGGAACCATCTTGACGCAGTCGGTAGATGCTTATGACAAATTCACCCAAGGTGTAAGCGGAACAAGCGAAGCCCAAAAAGCCGCAGCCATAAACACAAATTCACTCTCATCAAAGATCAGTGAGTTGTCGGCTAAATGGGTAACGCTTATCACTACCTCCGACAAATCCAAAACATCATTGAGCGGTGTAAAATCCGTTGTTGGATTTTTGGCGGACAATCTCGAGACAATCGTAATGTGGGGCGGAAGGTTGTTGTTGTTCTTCGCTGCGTGGAAAGCGGCTTTGATAATCGGTAAGGCACTGATCGCCGGCTACAACATTGTCCTTGGTATACAAGGAGCACTGACAGGAGTAGCTAGCATTGCAATTGGCAAAAGTTCCATAGCGATGGGCGCGTACAATCTTGCAACCAAAGCAGTGACCGCAGCCCAATGGTTATGGAATGCCGCATTGATGGCCAACCCAATCGGATTGATCATCCTTGGCGTCACCGCTTTGATCGGACTGATAGTGGCAATCGTGGCCAAGTGGAACGAATGGGGCGCGGCTGTTTCGTTGTTCCTAGGTCCGATCGGAATGGTCATTTCAATCATCCAATCATTTCGTAGGAATTGGGACATGGTGGTCGAATCATTTTCGAAGGGAGGAATACTTGAAGGCATCAAGGCAATAGGAAAAGTTTTGTTGGATGCCGTCTTGATGCCTGTTCAACAATTGATGGGCATCATCGGTAAACTCACTGGTTGGAAATGGGCCGAGCAAGCCGTGAGCGGAATAGAGAAATTCAGAAAAGAACTCGGCGTAAACGTAACTACCGATGAAAGCGGAGACAAGCTGGCACCTACTACCCGAGCCGGTCAAATACAAGCGCAAGCTGACGCCAACGCGGAACGTTCCAAGGAAGTCAATGGTACTATCAAAATTGTGGATCATACTGGCAAGGCCCAGGTTGACCCTGATAGCAGTCCTTGGATTCAGTTGATGCCTCAATTTTCCTCAACAACCAAAGGGGTTTTTAGCCCTCAAGTACAGTAATGGACGTGCAACTAAGGGAAACTGGCAACGGGGGCGACTTGGTTTACATGACTAGGGATTTGAAGACCATATACGGATTTCAGAACATGGCATATTTAGGAATGTTCGGAGGCAATGAGGAACAATCCACGCCATTCAAAAGACTGGATACCGAGCAGGGTTTCGATTGGTATGGAAATTCATTTTTTGGAAGTGATCCCAACACGTTTTTCAATTCCGAAACAGAGCGCGCGTTAAACAACACCCCTCTCACTTCTCAGGGCAGGCAGATAATCATAGACGCCGTAAAATCCGACTTGCAGTTCATGAAGGACTTCTCAACGGTCCAGGTAGCGGTCGAGATCGTCGCGACCAATGTCGTAGTGATCGGAGTAAAAATATTGCAACCCGATTCACTGTTGGACAAGAACTATTTGTTCATGTGGGATGCACTAAAAAAAGAACTCGATCTATCGGAGACGGTTCAAAACATTCAAAAGAGATTCGGATTCGATTATACCCTGAACTTTCAATTTGAAGATATTTAAATGACATCGATACCAACCATACAGACCCTCTATACTCAGATACTGTCCGACCTCTCCAATCCGACAACGGGGTTTTCACCCATACCTGTCTTCGGAAAAATATTTTTACGCGCGCTCGCAATGGTGCAAGCGGTAAAATTGAAACTGTTTTATATCGCTCTGGCCGGTGTGCAGAAAAACATTTTCGTTGACACAGCCGATCCTGAAGCTCAAGGAGGAACCCTTGAACGGTTTGGGAGAGTGAAGCTGAAAAGGGACCCATTTCCGGCCGTGAGCGGCGTCTACAATGTTACCGTCACCGGTAGCGTAGGCGGAGTAATACCCGCGTCAACGACATTCATCAGTAACGATGACGCATTGAGTCCCGGCATGCTTTTCATTCTCGACACGGCCCACGTAATGGCAACAGGTAGCGACACGGTCTCTCTACGTGCATTGAATCAGGGAACAATCAGCAAGTTGTCTATAGGAGACAAACTCACGGCAACCTCTCCATTGGCTTTGGTCGATTCGTTGGCTACCGTTTCAGCAGAAACGACGCAACCGATAGACGCAGAGAACATCGAAGAGTATAGAGGCAAATCGGTCCAAGCTTACCAACTTGAACCGCAGGGAGGAGCTCCAAGCGATTATCGTATTTGGAGTTATTCGGTAGCCGGAGTTAAGCAGGTATATCCATACGCGGCCGTAGGAAATGACATCAATCTTTTTGTTGAAAGCGAGCCATCGAGTGCAATTGATTTGATCGCGACTCCATCCCCGACAATGCTCAACGCCGTGAAGGCAGCAATAGAAACACCATCAGGAGGTCAGGCCAAAAAACCTTTGGGTGTTTTCCAAATCAATTATTTGCCTGTTTCATTGAAGCAGGTGGACATAAACATTGTGGGTTATGCCGGGATCACACCTGCCATAAAGGATTTGATCCTCAATTCGGTCAAGCAATGGATAGGGACCATTCGCCCATACGTAGCGGGAGCCGATGCGCCACAGGATAAAAACGATGTACTTGATATAAACAAAGTAATCGCTGTGATTTTGGCCACGCAACCAGGTGCCACGTTCTCAACATTAAGTATCGAGGTGGATGGTTTTGGGCTTGCTTCCAAAACATTCATCAACGGGGACATTCCTTTTTTGAATTCCATAACCTATTCATAAGAGGGATGTTCACAATCACGCAAGACACACTTGTAAAACTTTCACGGATGCTTTACCCTACAGGTAGGGCTTTCAAAATGCCTTTTGGTGGCATCTTGGAAAAATTGCACACAAATCTAGCGTTGAGTGAACAGCGAGCAATAACCGACGCCCTTTCTATTTTGGACAGTGCCATACCTGACAATCCAAATTTCACATCAGATGATGCGACAGGTTGGGAAAAAAGATTAGGCTTGATCTCCAATCCATTGGTGAGCCTGACCAACAGGATGCTGGCCATCAAAAGGAAAATGAATCATCCGGGAGACATCTTGCCAAGGCAGAATTATCTGTACCTACAAAATCAATTGCAAGCCGCTGGCTTCAATGTGTTTGTGTACGAAAATATTTTCGATGATGGAATGGGGGGCAAAATACCAAAGATACCAAGTGATGTTTTGATTGGTCCATCGATGTCACAATTTATGTACAACGATCATCAATACGGTGATTCACAGATGGGCGGAGCTTTTACAAATATCTGTGTCAGCTATTTGGATGAGACCATCGACAATAACCAGTATGGCTCAAATATGAATTTGAAGTCTACATTTTTCATAGGTGGGGCAACGATCGGATCCGTTGCCTACGTTGACGCAAACCGAAGATTGGAGTTTAGACAATTGATTTTGAAAGCGAAACCAACGCAGACGTTGGCCTATTTACTAGTGAAATACATTTAAAAAAGATATGGCTATTTCAATTTTACAGAAACCGAATACCGATGGAGTGTCAGCCGATTATCCTTACGGAAACATCAGGGACAACTCTGGCTCAGGTGACGGAACACCGGTCAATAAATTCACCAATGCGGATTTCCACCAATTCTTCGCAAAGATCATGGACGCTGCGGGTATTGTCCATAATGGATTGCCTGATAACTCAGCCAATGGATTCCAGCTATATACTGCACTAAAAAATATCATTGACGGAGACATCACGGCAGCTATCAATGCGGTTGTGAATGGAGCGCCTTCAACATTGGATACGCTAAAGGAATTGGCTGATGCACTAGGTAATGATGCCAACCTGGCCACTACAATAACCAATTTGATAGCTGCAGAGACCGCGAACAGAATCAACGCGGACAACACTCTACAGAACAATATCAATAACGAGGCCACAACACGTTCAATTGCCGATAACGCCGAGGCGGTTGCTCGCGCAGCCGCGGACATTGTTCTGCAGAACAACATTAACGCAGCTTCGGCAGTAGTCGGAACCTACAGCCCCGCGCTTACTAGCGTTCAAAATATAACCGCAATCTCGCTCGCCGCTCCGTTCATATTCAAAGTAATCAACGGTCTGGTCGAGATATGGGGAACGGTGAATGTATTCCCTTCGACGAGTGGATCTTGGGGAAACGTGGCATTCCAATTTGACTTACCCGGGGCGTACAGTCCAACGTTTGCAAATGACTTTGACGTCAACGGTGGCGTCAGCGGTGTCTTCAGAAGCGTCGGCCTAGGCACAGCAACCACACCGATAAGTGGAATAGTTGAAGGTGTTCCGGGCGACAGTCGCGTTCAATGTGTGTTCACATCACAAAATCCTGCCAACTCTTACACCGTCAAGGTGCATGCGGTTTATCATCTATGATCCTTAATATAAATACAGACGCATCAATTGCTTTTTCGAACAAACTGGAAAAGCTTAGAAAATCCGCTTTGCCGGTAGCTGTCAGGAGCACATTGAACAGCGCTGCATTTGATGTTAAGACGAATACCATGCCACGCGAGGCACAACAAAAATTCGTGAATAGAAGTCCCAATTTTTTCAAGGCAAATTCCAAGGTTGAACAAGCGCAAGGGTTTGACATCCGTAGGATGGTTGCGACAGTTGGCTTCACTGCGGAGAATGCCAAACAAAATAACAAAGCTGTTTTGGAATTGGAGCAACAAGAGCACGGAGGCACTATTAAAGACAGAACATTTATTCCGACAAGTGAAGCGCGTGGAGGATCTGGACTGAGGCTGGTTCGTCCGGTGAACAGATTGAGAACTATCAAAAGTAAGGTTGGTTCGCTTCAATCAATTCCTGATGTGAAAAATGTCAGAGGGAAAAACAAATCAGAGCTCTTTATCAAAACCGCAATCTATGCGAGGAAGGGTGGATACATTGTTGCCAATGGCATTTTGAGAAAGGTCGATTCAATTAAACGCCAGCGCGTTGGTTTGATCGGTCGCAGTACGACAATGCGGATAAAAACAAGCCCCGTTTATTCCTTCCGTTCCCATAGGACCGTGAACGCCTCGCGTACGTCGTTCATGCGGACAGCTTCAGAGATGTCAGCGAAAAAAATGGAAACTTTTTATGAGAACGAAGCTCGTAGGCAATTTAACAAGGTATTGAAATGAGTTGGTTAGACAGGATAAAGCACGACCTGATAATCACAACAGGTGACGGCAAGAAGTATAAACCTGAATGGATCAATGCGACCAAATCCAAAGAATACAACATTGCCGATTTTGATTTTCCAGAAAAAGCCGGAACACTTCGTCGTAGGTCAATGCCACGGGGCAGAAAATACCGCCTCGAATTATACTTTCAGGGAGAGGACCATTTGGACCAATCCGAAGACTTTGAAACGAGCGCTGATGATTCGCGTCCTTGGAGAATTTCACATCCATTCTGGGGAATAATATACGCGCAGCCCGACGGGTTGGAGTTTGACAATACCGTGCATAATGTTTCGAAGATCACATGCAACGTCATGGAAACAATCTTGGACAACAATCCGGTTGTTACACACGACCCAGCCGATAGCATTCTACAGGCCAATGACTCTTTGATGGGCACGACTTCTACGTCGTTCGCGGAAAAGGTACCGTCGCCATCGGTCCATGATGTTAACGTAATGAGTGCAGCCACCGCGAACACGTTTAATTCTGCCTACCAGAAAATCAAAAAGACATCTGACGCACAGAACTATTACAACTTATTTCAATCGGCAAATTCAGCAATCATCAATGCGTCCAACGATCCGTTGTTCGCAATGCAGAAAATTCAAGCGATGATCAACGCTCCGTTTCAATTTGCTGACTCTGCCCAAAACAGGATCACGCTATTGCTGAATCAGTTCAACAAGCTCAGGACTTCAATTTCAACGTTGCTTTCCCCTAGCTCAAAAAGAATTTATGAGGCAATGGGCAATACGATAATTTCTGGACTGTGTGCATGTGCAGTCACACCTCGGACCAAAGACTATAATTCAGTCAGCGACTATAACAATCGAGGCGATGCATTCGATGTGATCGGAAAGCTTACCGATAACTTCAATCTATACCTGTCCGATCTGGATTCGTTGCAAACTCCAAACGGAGGTGAAGCCGACAGCTACATTCCTGACTATGACTCTCTATCAGGACTTAATGATATGGTTAGCCTTACGATATCAAACCTCTTCCAGATAGCGGTAAACGCCAAGCAAGAAAGAACAATCATTTTGGAAAAGGATTCCAATGTGGTCCTGTTGGCTCACCGCTTCTATGGACTGCAAGCCGACGACACTACGATAGACGATTTCATCAAGCAGAACAACATAGGTTTGAATGAGCTCATGATTTTGAACAAGGGCAGAAAAATTATCTATTACAAGTGATTTTAAAAATTGACGATAGGATCAGGAACAGGAAGGTTGAGAATTTTCTAAACTTCGAACTCTCGTTGCGTTACGATTCCTTCTCGTCCGGCTTTTCTTTCTCAGCGCAATTCAACCCAGATATACTCGAGCATAAGGAACTTTATTGCATTGGCCATTACCACAAATGCACATTGGAGCATGAAGGAAAATTGTTGATGACCGGCTACTTCCTGTCACAGGGATTTAAAAGTTCACACGTGTCCAATCCTGTCGCCATCGGCGGGTGTTCATTGACGGGATTTTTAGAGGACTGCCAGATACCCGAGACAATGGGATTGGAGTTTAACAACCTGTCCTTACGACAGATCGCACAACAGATTTTGAGGCCGTTCCAATTGTCCATAGTAGTGGATCCGTCGGTACAAAGAGAAATGGATAAGCCATTTGAGAAGGCTACAGCTGAGCCGACACAAACTATCAAGGACTTTCTTACTAAGCTAGCAGGTCAAAAGAATATCGTCATTACCCACAATGCGCAAGGGAACCTCGTCTTCACTCGAATAAAAACAAAAACGACTCCGATTTTGAACTATGGTGGAAATGGCTTGCCCTGTCCTGAAATGGTCCTTTCGTTTAATGGCCAGGCCATGCACTCGCACATCACAGTAAAAAAGCAAGCGAGCAAAGAAAATCCCAATGCAGGTGAGGTGACGATCCGAAACCCTTACGTTCCGTTTGTGTATCGCCCTCGAGTGATCACTCAGAACTCAGGGGATAATGTTGACACAAGTTTAGCCGCTCGCAATGCGTTGAGCGATGAACTGAGGAACATATCACTGAAGTTCACTACCGACAGGTGGTTTGTTGACGGAAAGGTTATAATGCCTAACACGGAGATTACCGTGCTAAACCCCAAAGCATACCTATTCAAAAGATCACGTTGGTTTGTTGAGCAGGTTGACTTCAAGGGTGACTCAAAGGCCTTGATAGCTTCGGTTACTTGCGTTCTTCCGGAGGTGTACAACAATGACACGCCCAAATATTTGTTTGAAGGCATAAACCTGCATTGAAATGTTGACACTGACGCGAATACAGAATTCATTGTTGCAAAAGTCGTTCAGGGTTTTGAAGGTTTTGCGTTTCGGTAAGACCGATGTGCGGACCGCTGACGAGATAATGCCATTCGGGGTAGACAGCAATCCGATAAAGAACATGTTGGCCATCTATGCTAGCACAAGCGACAACAATCAAAATGTAATCATCGGTTACATAAACAAAAACCAGATTGCCAGAGAAGGGGAATTTAGAACGTACTCGACGGATGCGGACGGCGCGATAAAGTTTTCAATCTATCAAAAGAATGACGGCACATGCGAAATAGGAGGCAATACGAAAAACATGGTCCGCTTTCAGGAATTGGAATCAGGATTCAATCAACTGAAGAACGACCACAATGACCTGGTGAACAAGTACAACGATCTGGTCACAAAATTCAATACGCATATACATTCAGGGGTGACAACAGGACCAGGAACAAGCGGCCCAACTACATTGGAAGGTGAGACTGAAAACGCGTCGTCTGCAGATATTTCAGGCGCCAAGATTGATGAGATAAAGACGTTATGAGGATGCAAAATTTTAAAATCATTTTCAATTTAAATAGCATTGGGCGATCATGGTAATTTACAATTCAGAGAATCTATATATACAGTCGCAGACTGATCTGCTCGGCAAGATCACGGCGATCGATAATGTGATAAACGCCCTCAACACAGCTATGTTGAACGCGGCCACGAATCAGAACATCCAAGAGTACTCCTTGAACGATGGCCAAACACAGATCAGAACTGTTTACCGTACAATGGATTCGATCATCAACGGCATTACCGCTCTTGAGCGGGTGAAGCAGAGATACCTTGCCCAATTGAACGGAAACCGAGTAGTACGCGGAGTGGATTCTTCAAACTTTAACGTAGTCAACAGGCGATGAAAGAAAGTCAAGGCAAAAGTTTATTGAGGAGTCTGTTTGACAAGATCAATATTTTCTCAAACAGCGGCGCTATTGCTGAAACCCGTCAACCGAAGTTCGCGGATGACCAGGTATCGCTTGGTGCATACACACAGATCTTCTCGGTTTCTTTTGACGGTGAAAAAAATCTAGGTGAGGCCGGACCGGCATTCGACTATAAACCTGACTATGAAACTCTACGCATAAGATCATGGCAAGCATTTCTTGACAGCGACATCGCTCAAACGATCATCAAAAAATATTCCATTTGGAAGATCGGAAATGGTTTAAAGTTGCAGAGCGAGCCGAACAAAACCGTACTTCAGTCAGAAGGAATCAACTTCAAAAACATTCAGGATTTTTGCGAAGTGACCGAGGCCCGTTTCTCAGTTTACTCAAAATCAAAAGAAGCTGACTATTCTGAAATGCGCTCGCTTCAGCAATTGGCGGTGAGGGCTAACATCAATGCAATTGTTGGAGGTGATTGCCTGGTAGTGCTTCGATTGATCGATGACTTTGTAAGGGTCCAATTGATCGATGGATCACACGTTAGGCAACCTATTGGATTAGGGGCATACGACGGGACATTCCCAAACACATCGACTTTGCCGAACGGCAATAAAATCAACAACGGAGTAGAAATCGATCCCAAAGGCAAGCACATTGCCTATTACGTAAAGAAAGCTCCGCTCACGACTAACTATGAGCGGATACCTTGCCGCGATGAGCAAGGATTGATTTATGCGTTCATGGTTTATGGTCTTGAATATCGCTTGGATAGTCAGCGGGGTATCCCGATCATTTCAACCGTCATTGAGTCTATCAAAAAGTTGGAACGCTACAAGGATGCAACTCTTGGCAGCGCGGAGGAAAGACAAAAAATAGCTTACTTCATTGAACATGGTGTGACATCCACAGGTGAACACCCATTGGCCGCTGCAATCAAAACAGCGCGCAACGTTGATTATCAACCTGCGCAAGTTCCTGTCGATTCAGAGGGCCAACAATTCGCCAATAAAGTAGCGGCCACGACCAAGAAGCAGATTTTCAACATGCCTAATGATTCTACAATCAAGGCACCCGATTCGAAAACCGAACTTCATTTCAAGGATTTCTTTACGATCAATGCTGATATGATTTGCTCGACGCTGGGAATACCTCCAGACGTGGCCAAGTCAATATATACGAACAGTTTTTCTGCCAGCCGCGCCGCGCTGAAGGATTGGGAGCATGTATTGAATGTGGAGCGCGCAAAATTCTCCGCTGAATTTTATCAACCGATTTATAATTTCTGGTTGCACGTAGAGATTTTGAAAAACAAAATACAGGCCAAGGGATACTTGAACGCGTATGCATCTAGAAACTTCATGGCCATTAACGCATATCGCATCGCACGTTTTGTTGGTGCTCCGGTTCCACATATCGACCCTGTGAAGGAAGTGACCGCAGAACGTATGAAGCTCGGCACACTGGCCCAAGCGATTCCGCTTACGACAGTCGAGCAAGCGACCGAGAATTTGAACGGCGGCGAATCGGATCAAAACATAGAACAGTTTACCGAAGAGCTAGAATACGCCAAAGGCCTTGGACTAACTCTTGAGGCTCCTATCGTAAAGGTGAACGAGCCAGTTGAGTCGGACTAGAATATGAGTCCCGTAATTTCCTGAGATGAGGTTTCAGGAAAGAAGATAGCGTCAAGCCTTCTTTTTCCTTTGCGATTTTTACAAGATCATTTTTCAACTCTTCCGGTATGCCCGTCAACTGAAGCTTTGCCATAGTGGTTTTCGTTTCCCCAAAAGTCAGAACATTGAAAATAATCAGCATCCAATTTGGATGCTTTTTTTTTGCGCCCTTTTCATCGTGGTTCTCTTTGTTACGAACAATGGCAAAGGAGATACGATTATACGGCAGCTTCAATGATTATTCAGCTGATGAGTTTTTGGCTCAGTTGGCTGAGTTGAAAAAAGAAGATGTCTTGTTTCGTGTCAACTCCAACGGAGGAGATCCTCAGAGTGGATTTGGAATGATTGCCTCATGGCGTGATTACAAAGGAAAAAAGAAAATCCAGACGGACGGAAAAGCCTACTCAATGGCTTTTTACTTTCTGTGTTATGCCGATGAAGTTTCGGCTCTGGACGTTTCGGACTTCCTTGTGCATCGTGCTGCTTATCCGTCATCGTATGAACAAAGCGAGTACATGACGGATGACCAATGGGCAACACTAGACCGTATCAATGGATTTTTACGTGCTGCATTGGAAGCAAAAATAGACGTCAAGAAGTTCGAGAAGATGAAGAACGTAAAACTTGATGACATTTTCTCCAATGACAAACGAGTGGATGTAAAGCTCACAGCACAAGAAGCCAAAGAGATTGGCCTGGTGAATGAAATCATCCCTATCACTCCACAGATCAAATCCGAAATCAATGAGTATGCGTTCAGGATCGCTGCTCTGAGTGTGGAGATGCCGCAGCAAAAGCCGGAACAAAAGATTCCAGAACAAAAAAAACCACCAGAAAAAAACAAAGCAATGACACCAGAAGAAATAACTGCGCTTGTCAATGGAGTCCTGACCAAAAACAAAGAACAGGATTCAGCCATTGCCAAAGCCAAAGAGGATGCAATAAAAGCCGAGCGAAAAAGAATCGCGGCTTGGAAAGCATTTGACAAAATCGATGCGGTTGCCGTGAACAAAGGAATCGACAGCGGTGAAGAAATCACCATGTCCGACATCGCGGAATTTCAAGCAAAGGCCTTGAGCCCAGAAAACCTCAAGGCTATTGCTGATGCAAGCCCCAAGAAAGTTGAAACAGCGGAAGCTGAAACAACTGTAAAAACCGATGAGCAAAAGCGCATCGAGGTAATCGAAACAGGTCTTGACAAACTCTTAAACATCAAGAAGTAATGAGCAACGTAACACAGACCTTGCAGACGAACAATCAGTTGACCAACAACTATGATGTTTCCAAAATATTCGTTTGGCAAAATCGCTTCAATGATGCAAGCTACACCAATGGAGGCGGAGCGCCAGTAACTCTGGTTGCTGGAACCGTCATGGGTCGCATCACGGCGACGGGACTCGTTGTGCCTTTGGTATCTACTGCGGTCGATGGAAGCCAGATTCCAGTAGGCATTCTCAATCAGGATGTAGTAGTGGCACCAGGGGCAACCATGAACGTTTCCTTGTGCAACCAAGGTGACGTAGTTGAATCTCTTTTGACATTCAGTAACGGAACTGACACGATGGATACTACCGTATCTGGTAGAAAACTTCGTGACCATGTTCAGGCTCAAGGCATCCACCTGGTGGGCGGAACCGATTTGACCGGATTTGACAATTAATAAACATTCTAAAGAAGAAATAAAATGACTTTGATACCCACCCAAGACGCGAGAAATCTTTTCACCAAAAAACTCATGGCCGTATACCGTGAGCGAAAAGCGCCATCCAATTTCTTGCGCTCGTTTTTCCCTTCCGTTGAGAATGGAACTAAAGAGATTTCCATTCAGGTTATGAGAGGGTCTGAAAAAATCGCAGTTGATGTAGAGCGTGGAACGGAAGGTAACCGGAACACCTTCAACAAGTCAAGCGAAAAAACCATTGTACCTCCTTACTACCGTGAATATTTCGATAAGACTGAATTAGACGCTTACGAGGTTCTTTTCGGTAGCGAAGTAATCGACGATGTGGTTCTGGCGAATTACATCAATGAGATCGCTTTGAAGCTTCAAGCTCTTCAAGACAAGATCGAACGCTCATACGAGAAGCAGTGCGCGGATGTATTGACGACCGGTATTGTGACTTTGCTGAAAGGCACAAACATCGATTTCAAGCGCAAGGCTGGATCGTTGGTTGACCTTGGCGGAGGTAGCTATTGGCCCAATGCAGTAGACTTGTCAAACGATGCATTGAATCCTGAGACAACGATCTTCAACGCGGGTAATTTCATCCGTCAATTCGGTAAAACCGATGCTTCGATGTTGAACGTTATTTGTGGATCGTCCGCAATCAGTGCGTTGCTTGCGTCTCCGTTCATCCGCGATGAAAAGAAAATCTTGAACCTGCCTTTGAACTCAATCGCTCCACCTCAACGTGATGCGAGCGGCGGTGTATTCCACGGTCAAATTTCAGCGAAGACATATCGCGCGAACATTTGGAGTTACCCCGAGATTTACGAGGACAACGCTGGCAACAAGTCTCCCTACCTTGATCCTACGAAGATCATCGTACTTCCAGAGAAACCAAACTTCGCTTTGGGATTTGCACTGGTGCCTCAATTGATCGATGAGAAAAACCCTGTCATTCAAAAGGGTGCTTATGTCATCGGTGAGTATAAGGACGAACGCACGTACAAATATGTACAGGACATCCGCTCTGCAGGTGTTGCCGTTCCGATCGCCGTTGACCAAATCTACACCGCTAAAGTAACCGCTGCTTAATCATGGCAACTTATAAAGTCATTGCATTATCAGTCGGAGGAACATCCAATCGTATTCACCATAGCGGTGAAATAGTTACGGATGAACACTTCCCGTCTGGCCATGCAGCGGAGCTTGTGAAACAAGGTTTCTTAAAGCCCGAAGTGGAAAAGGCTTCCGAACCCAAGGAGCCGTCTCCTAAAACTGACGATAAAAAGCCAGAAGGTGAAGTAGACCCTATCGCTAAAAAGCCATCGGAAGAAAATCCATTTGAACCAAAACCGGAGGAAAAAAAGCCCGAGGCAGAAAAGGCTCCTGAGCAAAATGCAGAGCCCAAAAAACCAGAGGAAAAAAAGACTGAAAAGCCCGAAGGCGACAAGGGCAACAAGAAATAGAGGTTTAGGATTAGGATTTGTTTGGGGATGGGCTAACGTAAAAATTAGCCCATCTTTTTTAGAAAATCTAAGAAATGAATTTGATAGACCAGGCAAGGTTAGACGTTCAGCAAATCATCGCGGGTGAATTTTCCGTGATGGCCACGTTCACTACGCCCGACAACTCGGTCACTCAAACAATCCCAGTGATCCACACCAAACACCATACCTCGATCAACACAGAGGGGATCCGTGTCAACAGCCGTAACGCATCACTCAGTTTCTATGAGAATTCATTGACGGGTTATCCTGTGAGAAGTTCAAAAGGCAACGTATCAATGAAAGGGCATAGCGTGAAGGTGAAAGACTCGACAGGTGTTGATAAAAACTATTCTGTGACAGAGCAATTCCCCGATGAGACTTTAGGATTGATTGTACTGATTCTAGGATCGAAAGACTAAAATGGCAAAGATCAACGGACAAATACAAGTGGCTTCCTTTGAGATCATACGCGATCAGATTGGGGCCATTTTAGCCGACGAGATCAACAATCAGTTCTCGGTATTATCCAACCAACCAAAACTAAACGCCAAGGTGTGGGTGGAAAGGTTCATTGACTTTGACCAAGATGAGTTGCCAGCGATAAACATTTGCCTTGGCAATGGTAAGTACGATGAAATGCCGCAGCTGCAGAAGCAGGGCAACGGTGTTTATCATTATCAAATACAGGTATACAACAAAGCAAAGTCAAACCCGGACAATGCTGACAAGGATTCAATGTTGAACCTGCAAAGGCTGGTGGGTGCAATCAGATCCATTATCATGAATCCAGTTTACGTCACACTAGGATTCGATGCGCCATTCATAGCCAACAGACAACTCACTGATTTCGCGATCGCCGATCCGCAGAACGGAAAAGATACCGAGATGGTGGTGATGGCTGTTTCCAGATTGATCGTGAAGGCTCCGGAGTATTACAACCTGGTTGCGCCTGTTCCACTTCAGGACTCGGCTACCACAGTAAAATTGAGCGACACTGATAAGGGATACTTTTTTGAAATAACGTCATGAACATAAACTGGGCTGATAAGGACAAGGGCGCGACTGATGGTGTACGCAACATTTTCAGTGATGACGATGCTAATGAAGTAAAGCAAGCTGTCAATTCAAAACTTGAGTTGATTGTGTTACCTATCCCAACCGCTGGAGGCAACATTATCCTTGATGCTCAAAACTTCATTGATCTAAAATTTAACTCGAGCGCGAATATCACAAGCGATAAAGCAATCTCGCTTACCAATTTCGCTAACTGCCAACGCTTCACATGGCTCTTTACAAGTGATGCTCATACGTTGACTTTCTCAGGAGGAACATTCATAAACAAAGGCAATCCAGAATGGAACGGGACCGGGTTTGTACTGACCGATCCAGGCTACTATAAAATAACAGGTGAATTTGACGGGACCAATTGGCTATTAAAACTTGAATAAAATGAAAAGAAAAATATTGATCACTGTGCTTTTATTGATCGCGGTCACCGTATCGGTTTTGTTCCCCATAATCCTTAACGCTCAGTCGCCGACCAGTGTTTACTACTTGCGCTCGCGCGTATCCGACTCAACTACCTTCACAGCACCTGCAGGGTATGGTGCTATAGGTTACTTCGAGCAAAACAACTCATGGAACTACATCGAGAACGGAGTAAAGAAGAAATTCAAATTCCCTTCTACAAATTACACTGGACAATCACCTACTACTGTAACGGTGGGTGGACTCCCTGCGGGTACAGCAATCGCAGGCCAAAGCATCTCGCAGATAATCCAAAGCATCGTGGCACCGTATGTCAATCCTGTTTTCAATTCATTCAGCATTTCAGGGCAGGCAACGACTGTAGAAGTAGGGACAACGCTAAGCGGCAGCAAAACATTCACGTGGTCGATTACTCCTAACTCAGGGGTTGTTCCTACCATTGACATTTTTGACAACACGGCATCATCGACTTTAAATGCCGGAACTGCGAACGACGGAACGCAGGCGGTCACAATAACGACCATTCAACTCAACAGTAACGGAGCTACGCAAAGCTGGAAGGGAATCGGTAACAATACCTCACCCTCGGGAACATTCAATAGCTCGAATTTTATTGCCACTGCTCGCTTCGTGGATTTCTTTGGCAACACATCAGCCAACAGTACGAACAGCGCCCAAGTGCGTGCGCTGCCTCAAAATGTTTTCCATACAGGCGCCATCACCAACAACCTAAACACCGGAAGTACAAACACGATCTTCGAGTATGCGTGTCAATGCACGATCAGCCAGGTGATCGACCTCGATGCCCTCAACGCCAACATCACAACTCAATACATTTTGACGGGCACCGTCAATGTGAACGATGCCGGTGGCACGGCACGGTCCACTAACATTTATCGGATGACAGTTGGGTCCCCTTACTCATCGAACCACCGTCACCAAATCACAACAAACTGATTATGGAAGTCAAAATCATTTTGCCTGACTCGCTGCTCATCTTCTTGATTGTTTATGGTGGGATTCTGACAGCCACAGAAATTACAAAAGTTGTCTTACGATTAATCGAACGATTCAAATGAAAAAACTTATTCTCATTTTTCTGCTAGTGCCAATGTTGGCATTTGGTCAACTTCAGTTGCCATTCCCGATTGTAAACCTCAACGGAATAGTCGACGGCCGTTTCTTGAACAATGGATCTCCTTACACTTCCAAAAGCCAAGCTCTTTCATTGATCCCTGCAGCTGAGCGAAAGGACCGAAGAGCAATCAATATCAATGGAAACGTTTATGAGTTCATCGGCAACGGGACCAGTGTTTTGCAAAAAAGGGATTCGGGAAACACTGTAGTTCTTACCAACGGAAATGGAACAACGGCCAACCCATCATCAATTGATCTCGGCGGAAATCTGACCCGCAAAACTTGGATCAATCAAAACGGCCACAACTTGGCCATCAACGGCCAAGCAGGTGGAATATTTACCAAGTGGGACTGGACGCAAGGTGATCTTATTATCACAGACGACACAACCTCGATCGATTACAAACTCCATCAGAATGTAACGAATATCGTTTTCGGAAATTCCGACACGCTGAGGGGAAGCGTTGGGTACAATGTTTTGCTCGGCTATGCCAACAAGATCAATGCACCTGGTTCTGGATTTTATGGAGCCTACTTTAACCTCGTCAGTGGAACACAAAATTCCATTCAAAACGGACAGGCCAATTTGGTTGGAGGGATTTTCAACTATGGGATCAGCGACAATCCAACTACGTTCAACGGAAATTTTATGGCGGGTGATCATTCCCGTATGTACAAATGCTTCGGCTGCTTTTCGATGGGCACAATGTCAGGATCGAATTACAAACCGTTGACAATAGGTACACCTGGCGGCTCTGGAATTGCTGGCTCTTTTTTATACTCGCACAATTCCAATGCGCAAACCTACGGCAACGGGATCAATTCAAACTATGCCTTTCTTCTTGGGGGCTCCGATCATAACATCCCATCAAATACCACTGGTGCGGGAGCACTCGGTGGTCGAAAAATTTGGTTGACAGCGGGTGACTCCAATACGATTTACTTGCCAAAGGTTAGAATGTTCAGAGGGCTTAATGCTGCACCTGCGGTAAACAATACGGCCGACTCTTTAGCTGTGTTTGACCACGGATATGTAAAGATGAGGCTGGCTAGCAGCATAAGCGGTAGTGGCGTTCCAACAACCCGAAACATCAATACGACTTCGCCTTTATCTGGAGGGGGAAATCTCAGTGCCGACAGAACCCTCTCAATTGCTAATGCTGCCGCAGATGGGTCAACGAAAGGTGCAGCTAGCTTTACGGCGAATGACTTCGATGCATCTAGCGGAAATATTTCTATTGATTACGCAAACGCGAACATTATCCAGAAAAATGGAAACACCACTATAACAACTCCGATCATATCTGCCGCCAATCATTCAACTGGTATGCAGATTGAGGCAACCGATGTTTCTGGAACACTGAGTGAACTTGCTAACAGTAGTCAAACGTTTGTAGCTCCAACGAACGTAAGTGCAATTGAAATTATTAGTGCTGACGGTACCGCTGGCTCAACAGCGCCCGTTTTATCTTTCCACAATTTAGGAGGTCGATTTGGAGTAGGCGATTATACTGCCCAAACTGATACTTACAACTTTTATTTAGAAATGAAAGCTGACGCCTCTGACATAGGTACAGCGACATTTGTAGACAACAGGTCAACCAAAAAAGGCATTGAATATAACGCGACTAATTATGTTACTCAATTGCACTCTCTTACCGATAAGGAATATGTGGACGCTCATCAGAACGGTAAGACCTACTCTAATTCAGTATCCTCGACAAACAATGTTGCTGTCTACAATGGTACCAACTTTACCTATACTCCTTTTGCAAGCGGCAGATATACGCCAACTCTTTCTAGTGCTAGTGGATTCTCATCCCCAACTGTTCAAAGTTTTACTTGGAGTAGGAATGGCACTATCGTAACCGTGTCAGGAGCGGTGACCATTGGTACAAAAGGCAGCAATGGAACAATGAGTTTTATCCTTACGCTGCCTGTGACAAGTAGCCTTACATCAACCTATGACGCAAATGGCGTGGCCAACTGGCAACCTGTTGCGCAATCGGGACAAGTGTTTGCTGTAGGTAGCACTAGCACTGTAGAGATTATTGTCATCGGAGCGTTGGCGGGATCAGGAGATGTATCAATGACTTTTCAGTATGAAGTCAAATAATTCAAATCACTAAAAAGAAATGATACAACATCACCCCGGACCTCATGACAACTCACCATTGCTCGGTGCCATAATCGGAGCAATCAGTGGAATTTATAAATCAGTAGTGGCCACTACGGCAATGATAACATTTGATGGATTGATGGAAACGGCAGTGTATGCGATCATTGGATCCGCTCTCGGTGCGGTAGTGAGCTTCTACGTGAATCACTTGTTGAGCAAGTGGAAGAAATCAAAAAAACGTTGACACTTTAATCTAAAAAACTATGGAATACCTTTTCATTTTCATTTTCCAACTCATCGGTTTCTGCATCCATTGCTACACCAAGATCGGTGAACTCGACAAGAAGCACACTGATGTACCCAAGAGCAAGATTGTAGAAATTTTTTTCTCGACAGAATGGCTTTCATTTTTTGCGGCACTTGTGGTATTGGCATTTCAATTGGCGCTGCACCTGTTGATCGACTACACCTGGCCAGCATTGGAAGACAAGACGTTCGGCTATGGCGACTTTCAAGTACCGTTCATGTTCCTCAGTGGGATGCTTGCATTCTTCCTAGGATGGAACGGGCAGAACACGCTTTACAAGGTCTTGGGCAAAGCCGATGACAAGATCACGGCATTGATCAATAAACAATAAAACGCCTGCCAGTGCGGAACTGGCCCACAATGAAAAAAGTGTTTCTACTGTTTGCATTGGTAGCCTTCGTCGGTGCAGTGCAAGCAAAGCCGGTGGAAAAGAAATCCACCGAGCAGTCGCAAGCAATCGCAACGAGCTACGAACACTCGTCGCTTTAGTTGCCGACAAACTGATACTTTTCGAAACGCAGGTAAATAGCGCGACAGGTTTCGAGGCTCCGATAGAATCCACATCGGGACAAAGCCAAAAAGAATTGCGCAAACAATCATTCACCTACTTGACTCCTGACGGTCTTTAAAACCGTCAGGTTTCTAAAAATCAAACAACGTAAGACATGATCTCGAAGGAAAATTTGAAAAGCATTTTTCCATTAGCCACAGCTGCAAGCATCGCGAAATTTTTCGATCAACTTAATATCTCGATGCAGAAATACGAGATCAATAGCCCGATCAGGATGGCAATGTTTTTGGCGAACGTTGGCGAAGAAAGCGCCCAATTGAATACGCCCCGAGAATTATGGGGACCTACACGTCAACAGACCCTTTATGAAAGGGATTTTTCACAGCCTTGGCATGATCGTCTTTTAAAGACAGATCGTAATTATTTGGCCTTTGGTCTTGGCAACTCTGAATCTGGTGATGGATTCCATAAACGTGGCCACGGCTTATTGCAGACTACAGGGCGTAAGAACCTGGCTGCACTTTCAAAAGTGTTCGGGATTGATTTCGTGACTCATCCAGAGTTATTGGAGGGAGCAGTTTGGGCCTGTGAATCCGCTGGGCATTATTGGCTTACCGCAGGGTGCAACCAAATGGCCGACAAGAACGATTTTGACGGGTCCTGTGACTTGATAAATATCGGACGCAAAACAAATGCGGTAGGTGATTCAATTGGCTTCGACAGACGTTTGGCATACTTCAATAAAGCGAAAGAAATATTGGGCATCAAAATTCCATTAGCATGATCATCTATATTAAAATACTCGAGGCTTTGAAAAACTGGTTGCCGTTCCTGAAGCGGAACTACAAGACGATCGCGTTCATTATTGCGGTCGCACTGGTGATTTACCTTTTTCTCAGGCTTGGCCACGAAAGACGTCGTGCAGAGGATGCCGAGGCAGGGCGTGACGCAGCAATCAGGATCAGCAACGGGCTCAGCTCTGAGGTCCATAGATACAGGAACAAGCAAGGCGACACCGTGTCGGTCGCTCAGGTTGTCACAGTGCCCAAAAGTCAGATCGACGAACTTTTGAAAGAGCGCGACCTGCAGTGGATAAAGAAACTGGAAGGCATCAAGAAAGACGGGAGCAATCTTCAGTCGGCAATCAAGTTCGACGCGACTTTCGATGCCTCTAAAATAAAAGCGGATCCTGTTTCTGTGCCGTGCCCAAATGTTTCATTGAATCTCAAGCGATACAGATACAAAGACGAATGGAACCACATTAGCGCATTGAACATCGATACGCTCGATATCCGCGACAGTTACGCAGCGGCGCTAGAATTGAAACGGCCTAATGGATGGTTTTGGAAAGGGTTCAAAAGGTTCAATTGGGGAAAGCAGTGGGAGCCTGTCTGCGAGATAACCAACTCAAACAAGCTCATCAAGATAGATTCGATAGCGGTGATTACCGTCAAGTAAAGACTGTTTCTACTTGCCGCAAAGTTTCTGCCCATCGTCAATGACTCGTTGGATATCTGCTCCTTTCAACAAGATCTCATCAATCTCATCATCATAACCTTCACTCTTTGCCCAACTTTTAGCCATGCCGTTGACAGCATATCTTTTTCCGTTAGCAACAAACAAAATTGCGCCCCTATCACATTGCAAAACCCCGTCCTCCACTGAGAACGGCCATGAAGATCCATAGTCTGATTTGGAGATATCCTTTTGATGCTCGTCACCGCTGCAGTACCAAACTGTAAATACAACTAGGACGATCAGAAATGTGATTATTTTGAGGCTTGATTCCGTGGTTGACTTCATGATCTTGTGTTTTTGTTAGGACTCGATCTCGCCAGCCTCTCGCCTTGATTTGAGGAGACTAATCAGCTTCTCGTCCGACTCTATGATTTCATCCTGTACCTTGATAAGGTTGTCCTGTTCCTTGAAACGCTTTTCGTCTGTCAACGATTTTCTACCGTACCTGGCGGCGAGCATCATGATAATACCCACGAAGGCAGCTAGCATGACGATCAAGCCAACAATAATGATCTTGAATGCGAAGCTTTCCATAAAATAAAGGCGTAAAATAAATTACATCCGGCATTGATCCAAACGTGGATAATTGAGACAAAAATCAATGAATCCATTTCCAACAGGCCTCTCGTCAGAAAGTAAATGGTGTTGGAGGCAAAATAAAATAGTAGAATGCCTGCCATAAAGTAAACGGTCTTAAGGATGTTCGTTCCAAGTGCCACTTGAAAGAAAAGAAAAATGATCCCGATAATGATAACGACGCTCTCTAACGTCGATGAGACAGTGGCGAATGTTTTTGGATTGATAACGGTCTCAATCAGACCAACAGCGAGCACCGCAAGCTGAGCGGATCTTGTCAACCTTATTTTGCCGATGCATTGTGAAACGAACAACAGGCATAGCCACGCCTCAATTATAATATAGACGTTGATGATGATAAGATTGTTTGAGAAGTACGATCGGTAAACCGTGGAAAGGATTTCCACGAATGTCGCAATTGCAAAAAGAACAGAAAGCGTCCGAAGGGGAATTGGCAAGGACCTGTAAAAATAAAGGCCTACACATGCCGGCAATGCAACCGTGTAGGCCAATATCGTTACGAGCATCAAGCTCATATCGTATTACAGAATGGAGGGCAGGGTTGGCCCTGCTCAATCGGGTCCGTGGAAACAGTATTTAGGTTCCCGTCAACGGCATCGAGAATATGCACTTGCTGACCACTGTCATTGATGCCTCTGTGGATCATGATACCTTTTGTACCTGGTATCGCGAGAAGCTTTTCAAAGTGTTCACGTCCGAAATATTCCGCGTGAAGTCCGTTGGGGTTTTGCGCTTTGTGAGCGGCTGCCATTTTTCTGGCGTCAGCCCTTGGGATAGTCGCGCCAGCATTGGGGTTATGGTTTTTGTCCATTGATTAAAAAATTGGGTTTTAAATTGAGTTTTCGAGGTATAGTATAAATATGTCGACGTTGATCAAGTCGCGCTTCTGTTCGTAATAAGCCTGTTTCTTCAAAGAGTCCTTTTGCATTTCTAATATTTCGCGGTCGTGCTCAGCGTTGCGCTTTAGAAAAGAAATCAAAGCTTTTCTGTTGATACCGGCCTTCTCAAGGTTTTGGCTGATTGTCGACTCTTCGGATAGGTGAATTGCTACGTTGTGATGCTTGACTAGCTCCCTGATGAGTTCACCCACTACTTTCTTTTCTGGCATTCTCCTTTAACTTGTTTAGCTGCTCTTTTAGTTCTGCTATGTACTCGTTGCTGATCTTGGCGTTGCTGACATGCAGGTCAATTACTTTCCTCAAGGTCTCATTCTGAGCAAGCAATTCGGCAACTATAACGTTAGTCTGTTTGCCGTCATCTGTCGACCTAGGAGTTTCTCCTATAGTATTGTTCAACCCAATGAATTTTTCTCCAACGCCTGAAAGAATAAACACAGGGTTCGCGTCAAAAATAGTAAGTAATTTACTTACCAAGTCAATAGAAACGTTAATTTTTTCTTTACGAAGTTGGCTGAAAGACTGCTTAGCGTAGTCGATCTTTCTGCAAAAGTCTGCGTCTGAGGTAACAATCCGCTTTTTTATCAAGTCATCAACGACGGACATAAACCGCTTGGACTCAATGGATTGCTCAAAATTCTTCATCGGTTGGTAAATATTTTCTTTACTTTTCTTGGACAATAGTAAATAATATCTTTACTATTGTGTCATGATTTGACACAAATTATAAAAAGATAACCATAATAAACTAAAAAATGGCCCAATCAGCACAGATCAACTGCATAGACTTTGACTCCCGCACACTCAGGGCGGCGGCTGATGACATCGCTCAGACGATCGTCAAACTCAACGACTTGAAAAGAAAGTCCGAGACCAATCCCGATTCGATCACCGAAAAGTTGAAGTCGGCTTATGACGGCTGCATTAAGATGGCCTGCGATTTTGACGACTACTTAAACGAGAGATGCTAATGAGCAAATCAAAACATACACCCGGGCCTTGGACAATATGCTTTGAAGGTGAACTGAATGGAGAAACAGAAATGATAATTGAAAAAGAGGGATGCCCCATCGCGTCTGTCAGGGGAACAGATGACATGAGTTGTCTCGAAGACGATGAATATGCCAGCGTAGCTTCTGAATGCAAGGCCAACGCTCAACTCATAGTCAATGCTCCTGAATTGTTAGATGAACTCGAAAAAGCGCATGTGATTATCAAATGCATGCTTCAAGAGATTCCGCAAGAGGCTAAAAGTGTTTTAGCTAAATATTTAATCAGGCAGGGGATCAGCAACGAAGGAATGACCAGAGCACATGAACGCGAATCAGTAATCGCTAAAGCCAAGGGCCTATGAACAAGGGAGAATTTTTTGAAATACTCTCCGAGCTATTCTCAGAATATTTCGAGACTAGGACTCAAGAAGATGAGGACAAGTCGAAAGAAAAAATCCTAGCCTTCATCGGCAAATACAAGAAGGACGAGTTTGAGTTGTTGCCAACCGCTAAGGAAATCCTATGAGCGAACTATCAACGAAAGAAAAGCTCCCGACGATCGCGGAACTATATGCCGACAAAAGTTTGCAGCCATTGCAAAAGGCTGGATTGTTCCAAGCACTTGTAAATCAAAACCCGCATCCGAGTTGGATAAAGAAGCATCCTACAATCAAGAAAGAAATATTGGACGAGCACGGGCAAAAAAAATCCGTCCCCCTCGAATACATTCCGATCGAGCGCATTGAATGGCTGATTACCGCCATCTTTTTGAAGTACCGAGTTGAGGCAAAGACTATTCAACTCATTGGAAACAGTATTGTCATCAGCGTCCGCCTTCATTATTTCAACCACATCGATAACGAATGGGATTGGCAAGACGGCATCGGAGCAAGTCCGCTGCAAACCGATAAAGGTGCCGGTGCCATAGAGTTCGACAAACTGAAATCATCAGCTGTGCAGATGGCTGCACCTGCAGCTGAGAGTTACGCGGTCAAAGACGCCGCCGAAAAAATCGGAAAGCTGTTCGGAAAAGACCTCAACCGTAGGGACATCATCTCCTACGATTCGCTTGGTGATAGGTACTCAACCCTCAAATCAAACAAAGAAAAGCTCAATGGTAAAAAAGATTGAACGGTTCGTCTTTGATGACGACAAAACCTACAAAGAGATACGCGGAAAATATTTCACCGCGTCAAGAATCAGTGAGATAATGGCGGACGGCCGCGTTCTGATGAACGAAGAGGAGCTCGAGGCTTGGAAGAAAGAGAACCCCAAGAGCAAGGCAAAATACAAAGAGGACGAGACGGTTCTTTCCGATGGTGCAATAACCTACATCCTAGAATTGATCCAAATACTAGAGGGCGCTCCAAAGCCTGAATACCACAACGCTGCAATGGAATGGGGAAACGTGACCGAGCGGGACGCGGCCATCAAGTATTGTGAAATGAACGGTTACGACTTGTTGGCAGACGATGTGATCTACACAAGCGAAGGCGGGAAAGTATTTTTTGTGGGCGACGGACTAATCGGGTGTACCCCTGACTTGATATTGAAGGACCGTATCGCGCAAATAAAATGCCCTGAGTCATCAACGCATTTAAGGTACAAGTTGCAGTTGACCGATGACAACTTCAAAACTGAGCTCCCCGATTACTACGCGCAAATGCAAACCGAAATGATGTTGACTGAACGCGAGCGCGGGGACTTCTTTTCGTTCGACCCAAGATTCATAAAAACCTCACTTCAAGCACATCGAGTACAAGTCAAGGCCGACAAGGATTTTCAGAACAAAATCTACCGCAAGGCAAAACTGTGCTCCGAAAGGCGACAGGAGTATATCAAGATGATCGACGCTTTAGAAGCCAAAGAAATGATCGCTGCATAAAATCAAGCCCACTTTAATTCATAAAAAATGAAAAGACAAGAACTCAAAGCACTCAAGGGTTTCCTTGAATACGGAGAAATAAAGTCGTTGGCCAAAAAGCATGGCTTAGTTGCCAGGCGAGCCTACGCCCTCCTTCAAGGAAGACTAAAAATAATCGATGCTGATGAAAAGTTTGTAATGGCATGCTTCGATAGGGCCATCAGAAGAAAACAAAGAGACGAAAAATTGAAACAACTGGCAGTATGAAAACAAAGACTGAGTTGGACATGCAATTTGAATACAAGGATGATAAGTCCTTCGCACGGCACACAAACCGAGCGTTCCTTTCGGCCTTGCTGCTTGCGATTAGCATTGCATTGGGCGCGCTCTATGTGCTTTCATTGTTTTTAAGATGACATCCGTGCCGAAGAAAAAGCAATTCAACAAAACAAACGCAGTGCTCGGTTATCTGTTGAGGTACGGATCAATCACTCGTCATGCGGCCTTAACGCATTTCAGAGTCTGGAATCTTCCACTTGAAATCATGAAGCTCAAAAAGAGAGGATACAACATTACGTCGGAAGGCGCTGACGACAATCTGAAATATTACCTCGGCAACGTGGCGTCAAACTCGGAATGGCTTTCGATTCTGATTACATCGTGCTAGGTAACAGCAAAGAGCAAGTCAAACAACTTGGCAATGCGGTCACTCCACCGGTAATGAAAGATTTGTCTGCACGTTGCATCGAAACCCTAAAGTAACAGGCATGTTTCAAGTTTTGATAAAAAATGAATCTGGCCAACTCATCGAAAAGAACACTCGTCAGTTTACAAAAGCTTCTGAGGCGGTGGGCTATATGTCCAAGTTGATCGATTGGCACACGGAAAAGCAAGACATCAGAACAATAGAAATGAAGCAAGACGGAAAGTCAATTCTCACCGAGCAAACAAACACAAGTAGCGAAAACCTAAAGTAATGGCAAAGGTGATTAAGAACGGGAAAATAAGTTATGAGTACGATATCGATGCTATCAAACGCAGAGGGGAAGAAAAAAAGAAAATCGATTATGATCATATCGTGGCTCGCAGCACTCAGGAAGGATTGGAGCAATTGGAATTTGTGAAAGAACAGATCAACCGACTTCAACGACAGATCAACTACTATAACCAGATCAGAAGAGAAATTCAACTTCAAATCTATGGCAACTAAAATAAGACTGTTCATAAAAATCATTTTCAGATTGATGGCCTTGCCATTTGTTGCAGCAATAATCGGAATAGCTACGATCAGAAATTATTTCTTCACTCTCTGGCTTTGGTTGAGATACGGTGGGGAATTGACGATGCACGATGATGTCTTCAATCCTGAGACATTGAGAGAACAACTTAAAGAGATTACAAGGCTCCTCGCGAAGGGGTAAAAAATATTTGAGCATCGGGGATCCGAAAGGGTTCACCATAGGGTAAGGGTGAGACAAAGTTTAAACTAGCCGAGTTTAATACGAGCCAACGTCAAACCACGAAATCGAGTTCGAGCCTCGATGGTGCTCCACAAACCACTACTTAAAAGTCTTTAGATGATTTACGATGAGTTTTTAAAATCAAAGGTCCGCTTGGCCGGCTACGATGGCTTTGAGGTGGATGATTCCGAAATATCATCTCATCTAAAACCTCACAACAGGTTCATGGTGAAGTGGCTTGTTCGTGGAGGACGCCGAGCTTGCTTTGCAAGGTTCGGGTTGCACAAGACAGTCACTCAGCTTGAAACCCTTCGCATCATACTTTCAAAAATCGATGGCCGCGGATTGATCGTTTGCCCACTCAATGTTCGCACTGAATTTATCAAGGATGCGACAAACATTCTCAAATGGGATCAAGCTCCACAATTCGTCAGGTCGATAGATGAATGTGATGATTCAGGAATTTATTTGACAAACTACGAGACAATCCGAGAAGGCAAACTTGATCCTAGATTATTCTCTGTTGCTTCATTGGACGAGGCATCCATTCTACGTGGTTTTGGTGGATCAAAAACGTTCCGCGAATTCATGCGACTGTTTACCGGTGATGGCGGTCCGCTTGGCGATCGTAAAGGAACGGATCGCGTAAACTATCGCTTCGTGGCCACTGCAACACCATCACCAAATGATTACATAGAGCTCCTCGCGTATGCAGACTTCCTAGGGATAATGGATGTGAGCCAGGCGAAGACAAGATTCTTTAAACGCGATTCTACGAAGGCCGACAAGCTCGTTCTTTATCCGCACAAAGAAGAGGAGTTCTGGATGTGGGTTGCAAGTTGGGCGCTGTTCGTACAGAGGCCATCTGACGTCACCAGAAATCCTATTGACGATATCGGATACGAACTTGAAGAGCTTACACCAAACTCACCGTGCATCCATTGGCATGAAATCAAAACGGACCATTCCACTGCAGGGATGGAGAAGGACGGACAGTTCCGCGCATTCAAAGACAACGCAGTAGGCTTGGATGGATCGGCCAAGGAAAAGAGAGAGAGCTTAAATGATCGAATCGCAAAAGTTGTTGAATTGCGCGCGATGTTCCCGAACGAGAATAAAATCATTTGGCATGACTTGGAATCTGAACGGGCAGCGTTGGAAAAACAAATCCCTGAATCGGTAAGCGTCTATGGCACTCAGAAATTGGAGGACCGAGAGGAAATTATTGTTCGCTTCACCCACGGTGAAATCAGCGATCTAAATGCAAAGCCATCGATGCTCGGCTCCGGTTGCAATCTTCAACTCGAATGCGGATGGAGCATCTACACAGGCCTTGGGCATAAGTTCAACGAATTCATACAATCGATTCATAGGATTTACCGATACGGTTTGAAACTGAATCGCTTTGGGGCTGATCACATTCGCATAGACCTAGTCCACACGCAAGCCGAAAGGCACATCGTAAAACAGTTAATCAGGAAGTGGAACCAACATAACGAACTAGTAAACCGCATGACAGAAATCATCAAGAAATACGGGTTGAACCATATAGAAATGGCTCAACACCTTACGCGCAAAATGGGAATCGAGCGTGTTGAAGTGAAAGGCGCAAACTTCCAATGTGTCCAAACTGACAATGTCCCCGAGGCGAAACAATTGGAGACTAACAGTCTTGGCTTGATTCTAACGAGTTGGCCGTTCGCCAATCAGTATGAGTACTCACCTAACTATGCTGACTTTGGCCACAGTGATAATACCAAGGAGTTCTTTTGTCAAATGGATTTTCTCACACCCGAGCTTTTCCGTGCATTGATACCTGGTCGCATTTACGCGCTGCATGTCAAAGATCGGATCATACCTGGTGGAATGAACGGGTTTGGATTTCAAACGACTTACCCTTTCCACAAAGATTGCATCGACCACATGATTAAGCACGGCTTCGGTTACCTCGGCATGAAAACAATCGTGACTGACGTAGTGAGAGAAAATAATCAAACCTATCGCCTTGGTTGGACCGAGCAGTGCAAGGACGGGTCCAAGATGGGTGTCGGTATGCCTGAATATCTACTACTCTTCCGCAAACCACAGACCGACAGCACAAAGGCTTATTCAGACATTCCTGTTTTCAAGGAAAAGAAAGAGTGGAGCAAGGCTGAGCAAAAATGGTTGAATCAAAACGGATACAGTCGCGCGAAGTGGCAAATCGATGCGCACGGATTCACGCGAAGCAACGGCAACCGCTTGATGAGTCCTGACGAATGGATAGGCCTTGAGCATAAACAGATTTTCCAAAGGTTCAGAGATTGGAGCTTGAACAATGTCTACGATTTCGATTTCCATGTGAAGCTAGGTGAAACACTAGAGGCCTCTGGTAAACTTCCTTCTGGTTTCATGCTTCTACAGCCGCAGAGCTGGAGTGATGATGTATGGACGGACATCACGCGGATGCTGACGCTAAATGGATCACAGTGGAGTCTGGGAAAGGAAATGCACATCTGTCCTTTTCAATTGGACCTGGCTGGCCGTGTGATTATCCAGATGAGCAACAAGGGAGACAAAATACTGGATCCATTCGCTGGCTTATTCTCCGTTCCGAAGCTGGCCATTGAATTGGACCGCTATGGAATAGGCTTCGAACTCAATCCAGTTTCGTTTCTCGATGGCGTTCATTATTGCAAAGCTGCGGAGTTGGAAAAATCGACCCCCACTCTATTTGACTCATTACAGGAATTAGAAAAAACAGCTTAGAGATGATCGGATCTCTGTACAAATATCCTGAAAGGGGAAACACAGCCGGAGTATTCAAACTGGTGGAGATACTTGACACTGACGTTTACATTTTCGCTTGTGGTCATCGCGTCTCTGGAAGTGTTTTCAGGGATATGGTTATGGTGGTCAATCCACAACTTGAGCTAGATATCAAAAACAAATTTCATGAGTACGACGATCAAAAAGCAAAAACATAGATGGAGAAGAGCGAAGAGATTCGTTTATCTGGTTGTCCACACTTGCGAGAATTGCGGCATAACCAAGCAACAAAACGGAAAAGAACTTAGATACTTTAAAAGTGACGGTTCTTTATCTGGCGCCACTGAACCAGAATGCTTCCCACTCCTAACAACAAAAGACTTATGAAGTCGATTTACGAAATACTGAGAAGAAAATATCCAGAGAACGAATACTGCTTAATGGAAGAGGTCAGTGATGCAGCCGGCTATCATCGTTCCCGATCCGCTGATTTCATTGTGGTGAATCTCTGGCCATCGCGTGGTCTCGCTATCAATGGAATCGAACTGAAAAGTTTTAGAAATGACTGGCTGTCGGAACTAAAAAAACCGCAAAAGGCTGAAAATATTTTTCAGTACTGCGACTATTTCTGGTTGCTCACTTCAGACGACAATGTGGCCAAGATTGAAGAAATCCCTATTTCATGGGGATGGATGACAATCAAAAACGAAAAAGTGTTTGTTAAAAAAGAAGCACCAAAATTAGAACCAAGACCAGTTAGCAGACACTTCATGTGCTCGATGTTGAAGAGAGCAGTAGATAAAACTGGGTTTATCCATCGTGATTCCATAAAAGACGAAATCGAAAAGCAAAATGAATCCACGAAAATCAGTAAGGAGTGGGAGTTAAAACGTTTAGGCGAAGAGAATGCGCAGCTGACAAAAATAATTAACGACTTCAAGGAGTCTTCAGGAATCGATCTCCATTCGACACGGTGGAATGGCTACAAGCCTTCGAAAATAGGTGAAGCAGTAAAGTTTATCATGAACAATGATGGACTTGAAAATTTCAAAAAGGGATTGTCAAATCTCGAGGCGCAAGCCTTGCGCATTCATGATAACATCCGGGATGGACTGAAATTGTTCGCGAACACTGAATAAAATTTTTGCCTCCAATCATTAAACCAAACAAACAGATTTACGATGAAAGCTAAACCTGATATTCTAAAACTAGAACGCGAACGAATCGAATGGTCATTGAGGGCATTCCCAGAGGCAACGGCCCAGAGCTCGCTTGAAAAGCTCAGAGATGAAGCGGATGAGATCGAGAAAAGCCTGGTTGATGCTCCTGACCCTATAGAATACGCAGACGCATTGATGTGCCTGTTCGACTCAGCCTATCGCGCAGGTATCACCCCAGAGAAAATATTCGAAGCCTTTGAAACCAAGCTCGCGATCAACAAGAAAAGGAATTGGAAAAAGAACCCAAACAATAGCTACTCACACATCTAAAGCATGGCTAAAGACTACCCATATTTTAAGTTCTACGTCTCCGAGTACAATGAGGGGGATATTCAGTTGTGCAGCTGGGGCGCACAGGGACTTTTTACCAACCTCTGTTCATTTTATTGGAGCAAACAAGGCGACCTCTTTCTCTCAAAAGCCAAGAGACATTTCAAGGCGCCAGAAAAAATTTGGAAGGAATTAATCGAAGAGCGAGTAATAAAAATCGTCGGAGAGAAAATTGTCATCAGTTTCCTTGATGAGCAATTGGCAGAACGTGAAATAATCAGTAAACAAAATTCTGATAATGTCTCAAAACGATACCAAAAACGAACAATTGAAGCTACGCCCGTAGAAATTCGTAGTACGGACAATTCACGTCTCGTATACAATAAAGAAGAGAAGAGAAGAGAAGAGAAGATAGTAAGAGGAGAAGAGAGTGAGAGTACGCGCGCGATTTTGATTGAAAGAAATTTCGAATGGTTCAAAAAACAGATCAATGAAATTTGGGTGGATCAACTACCATCGGAAAAAAAATTGAAACTGGCCGCGGCCATTGAAAATGCCTGGTCCTTCCTGACGACCGATTCTCATCGGCTCAAGATCATCGATTCAAACGGCTGCACAAAACTTGTCAACAACGCTTTCGAATTCTTAAAAAATGGAACCAATGGGAAACACAGACAAATCCACGACCTCAAGTAACATGCGATCCTTCTTCCTAGAAAAACTGAAGGAATTGAAAAGAGTATTCCAACTTAGGCAATATGAGGAAATAGCTTCGATTCAACCGGCGTCACTCGCGCAAGACGAGTTGGACAAACTCCTGATGGCATTAATCCGCGTATGCAATTCGTTCGGCTACATCCCTGATTCTGAAAAACAGAAAGTCATCGAAAAGATGATGGTGTCCGATTCGGATTTCATCGGTTTCAATGCCAGAATAATTTACAAATGGCTAAACTCCGTCTCTCACATATACTGGAAAGAGCAAGCCCATCAGGAGACGATGCAGATCATCGATAAAAAATCGAATGCCAGTGAGAAAATAAGCCCCGAGACTCAAGAGTTGGTCAAAAAATACCTAGCCTCATTGCTCGAGGGCAACATAAAATCTGTGCCAACTGTGTCGCAATTGGAAATCGAAAAAATTAAACAGGAGGACGAGCAAAGAATCAAAGGGCGAAAGGGATCTTCCTACCAAGGCAGACCAGCTGAAGAAATATACGCGGAACGAGAGAGACTTGATGCAGTCCACAAACGTCTAGGTTACGACAAAATACGAGAGGTCGGTGCATTCTCACATTTTCAAATTGAAGACAAGGTAATCACGGCCCGTAACAGAAGCGAGGCTCAGGAGATTTACACGGAGGTTTATCTATAGAAAAACAAATCATCAATCATCATGAATACAGGACAGTTATCAAAGCTGACGGAACAACTCAAGTATCAAGAAATATTAAAGGAGAACGCAAAGCAAAACGAGGCGGCAAAACGCATCTGGCATTTGAATTACCTCCATGAGAACTACGATCCTTTGACTAACGAAAAGAAACCTAGCTGGAAAGAAGAAAAGGAATGGCTTGCAGATCAAGGGTTGACTATTGTGAATGGAGAATTGGTCGAGATAAACAAATAGGCGCCCCTGTTATATGGAAAGCAATTTCATAAATGATGATGACAGCGAGTACGACTCAGAGTTTTTGTCCTCTTGCCCTTTTTGGCTTGGTATCATGGCAGGTTTCGTCGTTGGTGTCGGTGGAGTTATGTACGCATTGATTCAATTGATTTAAAGCACCCACCAATGAACAAACTTGAGATCGGGATATTTCTTCAACAGCGTTTGATAATCACCAGTCTCATGGCCGTAGAAAGCTTTGTACTTGCGATTGACTTCGTCCTTGGCAATGAAGATCGCTTTGAAGCCGCGCGCCAAACCTTCGGCTTTCCACTTGCTCATTTGAACATGCCACGGATGGCCTTCCGGCAAAATCTGATCGCCAGGTACACTCATGGTGTACTTGGATCCGTCAAACAGCACTTCATACATAGTACCCATGCTGTTCCAAATCTTTTTCTGAATTACCCCACGCGGTTGCAATGGCCAGATTCCAATTACAACCGTTCCCTCGGCATAGTCCTCTTTCATAAACCAAAACTAATTTTTTAAAAGCAGACAATGAAAAATCCCAATAGATCAGTAGTTGACAACCCACAAATAATCGATGCCATTTTGAAAGCGAAGAAAATTCTGGATGAATCAAAATCCAATGGATTCTCTGAGATAAAGGTTATAGCAAGTCCCTTAATAAGAGACGGCAACCCTGTCCTAATTCTCAGTGAAAGTGATTACAAGTGGTTCAAGGAAATTACTCTCACCAAAAACTAAAACTCAATGAAAGACATCAAAGACTATCTGCATTTGTACTTGGGGTGTGAATTGATCGGAACTTATTCCGGCAATGGAGGAGCAAAGGGCTATCTAACAGGGGTAACTAATGGAGGATCTGAATGTGAAATCCAATTTATTATCGAAGATGGAATCAACGTAGAAGAGGAACCTCAATGGAATGATTCAAAGGACATAAAACTCATCCTTCGCCACATCTCAGACATGACCCAAGAGGAAAGAAAAGAACTTTGGCGATTGATATTTTCATTCGGAAATGAATTCAATGAGTTAGCTCTTAATTACAGGGGCCAAACCATGTTCATCGATAAGACTTCTTATTATGAACGGCCGCGCTGGTTGATGCAACAAGGTGTAGAAAGACTTGGAATTGAAATGGATGGAACAATCTGGGCTGATTGCGATTTGCATCACTGGCGTTATAATCAACATGAGGTGACCAAATGGCTCCTTTCCAAAGGCTTCGATCTTTTCGGACTGATAGATGCTAGACTAGCTATAAAGAAAGAATCTTATCAGGTGAACGCCCAAACAAAGTGAAATATGGAATTAATAGAAGTAAAAACGAACACAGACATAAAACAGGGTGATACCCTTATCATCACTGGCGACGTTTATTTTAATGAACCTGTCAAGGCGCAAATAGTAAAAACCTCTGTTCAGGATGGGACCGAAATCGTGATCGACAAAAGGAGAAATTGTTTCTTCAATCTGGATATGTACATGCACGGAAAAAGTTGGGTCAAGGAAATTAAAATCGTACGGTAATCATTGAGTTTGATTAACGAAAATGTAAAATGAAACTCGAAGACCTTAAATGCGAGCATTGCGATGGTCAAGGCGAAAAAGAAAAATTTGTGCAGCCTTACGGAGATTCGCCAATAACATGCACGTTTTGTAATGCCACTGGCATCGATCATGAACACTTGCGCGGTGTTATCATGTCCTTGCACAAAGGAGATTCCGAGGACTTGGTAGACAAGGGGTATAACGAAGCAATAGAAGAAATAATCAAACTGTTCACTTTATGAGTATTAAACCTGTAAATCTTGAACTTAAAGCATTTCCTTATCCTACGATAAACAGAGATGAAATATATCAATTAGTTGGATTGCCAGCACAATGCCCCAGATGCGGAAGATCAAAAGAAGATCATGGGTTTTGCTCCAATTCATTTCATAAGGGACCAAACAAAAGGAATTGCTCAACTGGTTGCGATTGGCCTGATTGTACATTGGAAGGATGTGTTAATAACGAGGTGAATGAAAAACCAACAATTGAAGTTACCTACTGCGAAACGAAATGCGGTAGAGATGCGTGCGTGATGAAATGCAATTACTTCAAAATACTTATAAAGCCTTCCTCGCTTGTTTGATCTTCTCGATATCCATCGATCCTAAGTAGTGCTCCGTGGTCTGCATGTTCCTATGCCCGAGCGCCTCCCCTATCATTCGTTCTTGAGCTCCGCCGTTCAACATCCGATTGGCAAAAGTGTGCCTGGCTATACCTAGCTTGAGGGGGCGTTTGAATTTCAGTTTGTCAGAATTGGATAGCTCCCCCAATACCTTATTTATTCTCTTCCTGAATTTGTTGCATCGGTTCTTGATCGTCAGGGATGACAACCCATCTTCAAGTATTGGAAATATGTAAGCGTTGGGGTCAAGTGTCTTTGCCCCTCGCCTGTTGATGATCGCCTGAATCTCGGGATCAAACGGGATGACAATTTTTTTGAGGCTCTTGGCGGTGTTACGGATCTTGCTGCGGTCGTAGAAGATGAAATCAACATCCAAGGCATTCCTTCGGATCAGGCAGATGTCTTTCGGGTTCATGCCGTTGCAGTAGTAGCTGAACTTCCAATAATCAAGCGCCTCAAATTGCTCGGGGTTTGTCGGCTCATAATCCTTCAATGCTGCCAACTCCTTTTCCGACAACGGGATTTTGAATTTGGTCTCATCGCGCACACGGTAGGTATCGAATGGATAGATCGACTTGGGCACAACCTTGTCTTTGATCGCACGATTGAACACAGCACGCAACGAACGCAGATTGATGCTTATGTAGTTCACGGTCCTTTCCCGCTTCAATTCGTGCTTCTCATATTTACGGAGCCAATCTTCACCCACTTCAGAAAAGCGTATCTCAGCGGCTTCAATTGCCTCCTTTTTGGTTTCTGGATATACTGTGAATGCCTTGAATGTATTGAGCGCTGTTCTATGGACCGTGGCCGTTCCCTCATGGCCGTCCGATTTGAGTTCGGTTATTATTTTCTCGTACATCCCGTTCACCGTGTCAAGGGATTTGCCGAAAAATAGGGATTCGAAAAGCGCCACCGATATCTCGGGATGATCTGTTATTATTTTTCTGGCCTTTGACTCCAAACCCTGCATCGCCTTCTTTATCGTTCTTACATTGTCGGAGCGTGGAGAGCTGAGCGATTTGAATTCCCGTTCGGTACACGAGAATCCGTCCCCGTAGTATTTCTGCACCCAGACGTTTTTGCCTCCTCGGGAAACTTTGAACGTGATGCGGAGTTTCACTGAGTATTCACCGTTCTTCAGTTGGTGCCTTAAATCCTGTATGATCGATAACTGTGGTTCCATAAATCATTGCATAGGTGTTGCATAGAGAATGGAATAAAAGTACGTTTTAACTGTCAAAATGTACCCAGATTTAGAGTTTATTTTTAGGCTTGAAACAAAGAAAGCGCTCCGATTTGTAGGAAAATTGAGGTCTGTTTAATTTCTTTGATAAGGTTTTCCTAAGCTTCCCAAGCTGAGGGTCGCGAGTTCGAGCCTCGTTTCCCGCT